CCCGAGCCGACCACGTCGCTGTGCTGAATCTTGAAGTCGACCGAGCGCGCGGTGGGCGAGCCCGTCTCAGCGCCCGACTGGCCGATGAGAACGCAGCTGTTGAAGCCGATGCGGTCGAAGCCGGTGCCGTTGGCGGTGCCCGCCGTGCGCGCGGCGGGGTCGATGCCGATGCGGGTCGCGACTTCGGCGCCGACCCCCGTGATGGTCTGTGCGGACATGGTTCAGTTCTCCTGGCTGCGAGTCTTGGACTGCGAGTGACGGTGTCGGCTCAGGCGCCCGTTACGACAGGGTCACCTGCTCCATGAGGGCGAAGGTGTTGTCGTGACGCGCGGCAACGTCGTGCGACTCGATGATGCGCACGGGCGAGGTGTCGTTGCTGAAGCCGGCGACCACCGCGGAGCCGTTCCAGTACGCCCCGTTCACCTGCGTCTCGACCTCGAGCGGGCGCGAGACGTCGCGACCGAGGATGACGTCGGAGTGCACGCCGAAGAACACCTGCGACTGCGAGCCGCTGAGGTTGACCGGAATCTGGGTCGTCTTGGCGAAGCGGAAGCCGAACAGGTTGCCGGCCATCAGCATCGGCATGAAGACGAAGCTTCCGTTGGTGTCGAGCAGCTTCGCGAGGCCCCAGAAGGTGCGCGGCGCCATCACGTAGGCCGCGTCGTTCGAAGGAACGTTCGACTCGTCGACCAAGCGCGCAAGGTTGACGTAGTCCGCGACCACCTGCGCCAGCGTGGTGCCGGTCTGGTTGAACTTGTTGCCCGAGCGAATCCAGCTCTGGACGCCCTTGGGCTGCGTCTCCGCGCCGGTGCCGCGGTAGAACGAGAGGTCGCGGCGGAGCGCCATCGCCTGCAGGAGGTCGTCGCGCACCATCGCGTCGGCGCCCACGGAAGGATTCGCCAGCAGTTCGTTCGTGATGGCGACGAGCCCCGCCGCCTTCTTGCCGGTCAGCTTCACCGCGCCGAGCGAGGGCTGCGAGGGCGTGATGTTCGCCTCTTCGCCCACGTAGCCGACGGTCGCGCCGGCGTTCAGGCGCCCGAGAGCGAGCGAGCCGGTGAACTCGAGGTCGCGCGCGCCCATCGCGGTCGCGACGGTGCTCGCGTAGAGCAGCTCGATGAACTCAGCCGAGAGCGTCTCGGGAACGAGCACGCCAGCGCCCGAGAGGGTGCCCGCTTCGAGGGCGCGCTTCTCGAAGGTGGCGAGGTCTTCCGCCGCCTCGCGGTAGCCGACGAAACCGCGCTTCGCCCACTCGTGCGCCACGTCCTGCGGCTTCGCGCCGCTGCGCTTGGCGTGAGTGATGGCGCGCACCGCGCGGGCGAAGCCGAGGCCGCGTCCCTTCTTCGGGTCGATGCCCAGGCGGTACTGCTCGAGGCGGTCTTCGCGCGACGGCTGGCCGTTGCCGGCAGCGAGCTGCGACACCTTGCGCATGAACTCGGGGTCGCCCCGCTTCATGGCCGCATCGAAGGCCGCACGGGCCTCCTGCTCGGCGCCGATCATCTTGTCGGCCATGGCCTTCTCGACGTTGTCCTTGATGATGCTGCCCAGGTCCTTCGCGGTGATTGCGGTCACGATTTTGCTCCCTCGACTTCGAGTTCCCCACGTTGACGGAGCGCGGTTGCCTTCAACCGGTCCGCGATGCTTTCGGTGACGGTGTCGCGCACCAACTTCGCGAGACCTTCGGCGTCGAGTCCTTCGGGCAGTTCGACGGTTTCTTCGCCCGGCTCGGGAGGCGGAGCGGCGGGCGCGGATGGTTCCGCAGCCGAGCGCTTCGCAAGCGCAGCAGCACGCAGCGCCTTCGCTTCCGGGTGGGCCTTCAAGTCTCTCGGCTCGCTCGCGCGGAACACCGCGGCCTGCGTCATGAGTCGCAGCTCGTCGAGCTCAGTCGTGCGCATGGGCAGAGCGTTCGCGTTGCCGGGCACGTTGACGATGCTCATCTCGAGCAGCTCGGCGCGGGTGAAGTCGAGCGGGGGAGACACCCAGTTCTCCCACTCGTCTTCGCTCTCGCGCTCGAGGTTGTACTCGGACTCGAGCACGCGGGCGCCGACGGACACGCCCATCACGCCGCCGTCCACCATCTTCATGATGCGGGTGGCGTCGGGGTTCGTCGCGTCGTCGAAGAACTCGACCTCGGCAACCAGCGCGCCGCCGCTCTTGCTCACCGACGCCTTGCCCAGCGGGAGGGAACGGTGGTCGTGGCACCAGAGCACCACGGGGTTGCGCGAGAAGTTCTCGAGCTCCCAGCCGGCGAGCTTGAAGACGGTGTTGTAGCGGTCGACGCTCTCATCGCTGAGCACGAAGCGCCGCTTCCGGTCGCCCGTGGCCTCTGCTCCAGATGGCGCCTCGCGGCGAACCGGCGTCTTCATGAGACACAGAAGACGCGAGAGGCCTCACACGATGTGACGCGCCGTCAGAGTCGACGCAGGTGCTTCGCCCAGGGAGGGTCCATGCGTGCTGCCGAGAGTTCTTCCGTCTCTGCTTCGGCGGGCTCGTCCTCCGGCTCTTCCTCGTCGTCGACCTCGGGCGCGGGCGCCCCGGGCTTTGCGGTGCTGCCGTTCTGCCCAGGCATGGCGGCAGCGAATTCGCCCTCGAGCTCGGGCAGCGGGTCGTACCCGGCCTCGCAGCGGAACTCGTTGAGCAGGAAGCCGGCGGGCTGCGCCTTCATCACCTCGAGGCGGCGGGTCTGGTCCTGCGGCGTGCTGAGCTCGCACTCGAGCAGCGCAGCGTCACCGCCCTTGAACTTCGGCAGCAGCTGGTGCGCGAGTTCGGAGCGGAGAAACTCGCAGCGCGGGTGCTCGACGCCGATGGCGTACATGTACCCGGCGCCGTCGATGGTGGCCCGGTTGCTGTTCTCGATGACGCCGACGGCCTCGGGGGGCACGCCGAACACCTGAATGACGGTGTCGCGGTGCATGCGGCGCAGCTCGAGCAGCTGTTGGTCGCGGAAGCTCGTGTCGAGCTTGACCGCGTTCATCTTGCCGGCGGCGAAGTGTGCGCGGTGGGCGTTGTGCACGCCGCGGTGCGACTGCTCCCACTTGTCGCGCGCCTCTTCGAGTTGCTTCGTGGTCGCGTTCGTCTCGAACGAGACGAGCATCGAGGGCGTCGCGTTGTTGAAGAACCACGCCTTGAGGTACTTCGCCGCGTACTCGTCGGTCTCGAGCTCGTCGCCGAGCGACTCCGCAACGCCAGCGCCACGGCCATACGGGTTGCTGGGGTCGATGTCGCGAAGCCAGATGACGGCGCTCGGGTCGAGCTTCATCTGCACAGAGCCGGTGCTGACGACGAAGTACGGCGCCCCTGTGTTCGGCACAGCCTGCACCCAGTGCGGCGGCACCGGCCAGAGACCGTTTGGCGTGCCGTCGGGCGCGTAGCTGACCAACCAGAACGCCTCGCCCTTGATGTCGAGCCACACCTGAGTCACCTGCAGCGCGGTGTGCCCGGTCATCATCGGGTTCGGCCGCTGCAGCAGCTCGAGCATCGGGTGGTCTGCCACCTCGCGCAGCACTCCCGCGCGCTGCAGCTGAGCCATGCGCTTCGCTCGTCCCTCGCGGTTGGGTGACTGCAGCGCGGAGTCACGCACCGCGCGGTCGACGCCCCAACGCCACGTCGGGGCCATGCGCCCGGCTGGCTTCACCGGCTCGCTCGCGCGCACGTAAACGCCCCAGCGCATCGAAGCGACGCCGCGGGCGATGCGGTTGGTGACGGCCCTGAGCCACGGCTGCTCTCGGTACGCGGCGATGAGCTCGCGGGTGCCACGGGCCGGCGGGCCTCGACCTGCAGCACCTGGTGCGAGCAGCCCGCCCTCGAGGTCAGCGCGACCTACGGCACCGCCGACCGCGCGCGCCTCGACGCTGCGACCGCGGAACCAACCAGACACGGTGCTGAGCAGACCCATGGTGACGTCGTACGCCCGGCCCGTCACACGAAGGCGAAGGCCGCACCCAGCGCGAGCTCGTGCACACCCCAGCTCATCGCGTCGCAGCGGTCGTCACGCTTCCCGTTGACGCCGGTGAAGGTCTTCATCTGCTTCTCAAGTCTCGGGAACTCGCCCACGAGGCACACCTTGCCCTGCTCGAGCAGCGCCGCCACGGGCTCAGCGCGCTTCGCCTTGCCCCGCATCGCGCGCACCAGCTTCACGGGGAGGGCGTCGTCGACCGTCTTGATGGTGAACTCGACCATCTCGCCACCGACGTTCACCTCGGCCACGACTTCGTCAGCGCTCCAGCGGTGAAACATGTGACTGACCGCACGCGCCCACTCGTCGGGCTTGCCCCGCATCGATGCGTCTTCCAACACGTACACGATGCCGTCTTCACCGAGACCCAAGACAATGATGCCCGTCTCGTCGACCTTGTTCTCCGAGGTCTGCGCCGGGTCGACAGCCACCACGACGCGCGTCAGCTTCAGGCGCGCGCGCAGCTCGAGCGGCGTCTCTTCAGTGCTACGTGCGACGCGGTACTTCGCGACCGCGACCGGGTTGAAGATGGCGCCCTGCACGTCGAGCAGCACGCCGCCGCGAATCTCCTGCTCGCCGAGGCGCGTGTTCCCGTAGAGGCGGGTGATTTGCTGCAGGAAGTTGGCGGCGAGGTTGGCCGCGTTCTCGTACGTCGAGCCGCGAGTGACGTAGCAGTCGCCTGTCTTCTCCTCCTCGAGCAGCTTGAGAATCAGGTCGATGGGTTTCGGTGTGCCCGTGATGATGGCGCGCGGCTTCCTCCCGAGGCGCAGGCCCATCTGCAGCTGTGCCCAGGCTTCGTTCGGGTCGAGCCACGACGCGGGCTCGTCACCCCACAGCAGGTCGTGCTGCGGACCACGGAAGCGCTCGGGCTCTTCGGCTGAGAAGAGGGTGGCGCGTGCGACTTCCTTTCCGCCGCGCTTCCACGTGATGCGGCGCTTCGACGGCTCGAAGTGGGCCTTGAACCACGGTGGGCAGACCGACAGCAGGCCTGAGTCACCCTCGACCATGACGTCGCGCACGTCGGCAGCAGTGGGTGCGACGAGCGCGATGCGCTTCGCCTGCCCGGTTTCGACGAAGTGACGCACCGTCTCCGCGCCCGTTCGCGTCTTGCCGAAGCCGCGGCCCGCGAGAATCAGCCAGGTGTTCCACTCACCCGGGGGAAGCAGCTGCGACTGACGGGCCCACA